ATTCCTGTTGTGTCTATATTATTCAAGCTGTCAAACCTAACAGTGACTTGATTACCAATTTTAGTATAGTTTCCAGTTGTAGTAGTTGACGAAGCGTTGCCGCCAGAACTGGCATCGAATAGTTGAACTGTGTAACTGCCTTCTTCGTAGTCGCTTAGGTAGTTATCCGTGCCTGTGCCACCTATATAAATACCACCTGATACAGTAATGTCTCCATTACCATTAATTTTAAAGTCTTCTCTATTATCTGTAATATTAAATACTCTAAATGTTCCGTTGTTATTACCAAACCTAAATGCGTCACCAGTGCTATCTTCCACAGTAATCTCTGGGGCTGTTCCTGTAATGTGCAAAGCTGTAGCAGGTGAAGTAGTACCAATACCCAAAGCCTCCGCAGACGCATCCCAGAAAAATTTAACATCTGAGCCTGTGTCTTCGTAGAAGCTGATGTCTCCACCTGAACTTACCGAACCTATTGAAAGTCTTTTTGCTAAAGTGCCGTTTAGAAGCGTATTAAAATGTAAAGAGCCATCTTCTGAACCGTTGTTAGTCTGTTCAGCAATAGATGAAATAGAAGCAAAAACATTTGTACCGCCTACTGTATCTTCACCAGTAAAAGTAATTTCACCGATTAGGTCTCCGTTTGTCCCAAACCCAGAGTTTCTCCAAAGATTAAGCTTTGGCCCAACAAGAGCGTCTGTATCTGTAGAAATAAGCGTAATCTGTGCGCTGTTGTCAGCAGTTGTAAAGACGCTGTTTCCATCAACAGTAAGCCCATCCATCGTGGCTGTGCCAGTAACGTCTATGCCTGTGGCTGTGGTGGCTAGTTTGGCGGCTCCTGAATAATAAACAGTTACAGCACCTGTTGAACCATTACCACCTAAGAAATTAACGCCATTAGGGTCTTCTAAAATTAAGTTGTTACCTTGAATGTTTAAGTTTCCAGCACCTACATCACTAATGTAGCTATTAGACCCATCATGATAAATCTCTAGGTCATTGCTGTCACCGAACAGTATCTTGTCATTGTCGCCCATGCTAATCTGGTCGAATGAAGCACTGGCACTCAAAGATAATGCGCTCTTTAATTCGTCACGGGTAATCTTTCTGGTCACGCTTCCACTTGTGTCAACTACAACAAAGACATCATCAGCCGCAGTTGCCGCGCCAGTTATTGCGTCCAGTTCAGATATTTTTTTATCAGCCATTATTTAATGTCCTATAGCGAAATATGAAACAGTTGTAGCTTCCGCAGTCCAGCTTGTATCCTTGCCAGCGTTGCGTGTCGAAAAGCCTGTGGTCGATGACGTGGTGACATAGGCATCAAAGTTATCCTGTCCAGCCGAACCTGTGTTGTTGACAGTTAGCTGAACTTGAAAACAAGCCGTAGAAAATGCCTGACTAAATGTTTCTGATGTGACTGTGGTTTCGTTATTTGGAACGCTGACAGTTCCCCAGTTCCAGATTAAACCATTAGGCAACTTGCAATAACCTTTGGATGCCAGACTGACTTCCATAGACTGAGCTGTGGTGTATGGTGTCATCACTGTCGTCGTATTCGTGCCAGCCTTTGCAACCGATACCGATGGTGGCTGTAAGACTAATGTCGTGTCACCATTGCCAGACTTTACAGTTGGCGCGTCAGTCGTGCCAGATGCCGCTTGCAGTATGTTGGCTCTTAACTCTGCTAGGTCGCTGGTTTGGTCAAGTGCAAACAATGTTATCCAAGCATCGTCCGCAGAGTTGCGTATCTTTAGCTCATTATTAGTAGTATCATGCCAGAGCATACCAGCCGCCGTAGTTACTGGCGAGAAAGCACTGGTGTTTGTTGTCAGGATTGCTTGCAGAACATCGTTAAGGTCAGACCTAAAACTGGTAGCTGTCTGGTTTGCAATTACATAATCGTGAGTAGCCATCTATATCACCTTAATATTGAACAACGCCGCGCAGATAATCTATCCGTGTGTTTACCGCCACGCTGTCTCTGGTTAAATCTATCTTAAACCGAAACGCCCTGCCTGAGAAGTCTCCAGACTTAAATAGTTTGTAGCTTGACCAAGTTGGTGAACCAGCAGGGTCATCATCCGTTGTTGAAATGTAACTGATTACATTGACATCGCCAAACTCAAGCTCATCACCATCACTCAGGTCATCGAACTGACCAACCCATTCATTGGAGTAGCCAACGATGTCGTCAAATAATGGGCTTTGACCGTAAGCCGTCCTCTGTATCTGCATTTCAAGCCTAGCCCGAACCTTGCGAACCGAACCCGTGTCAATGTAGCCAGTAAAATATCTTCCAATTTTTCGCTCATTAGAATTTGGTTGCGCCCAAGCCTCATCGTTTTTATATGCGGCAAGAATAGGGTCGCCCAATTGAATTTGAAGGTCTTGAGTAGCCGCCGCACTTAACTCACCACGCAGGAATTTGAGCAGATATAAAACATCAAGCTGTTCAATAGTCTCATTTGTGTCTAGGTCTCCCCGTTGATATGATTCGTATGTTTCGTGTATTACTGCGTAGATACCGCCGTCAGTCTCATCGTAAACGTCACCTATGTAATCCACCATAGCCAATAAGACATTAAACCACTTAACGTGCGGGTTGTTTTCTGCATCCAAGTAAATGTAAGCATCCTTCTCATTAATCATTATAGCATCACCAAGATAGTCATCTATAACATCAATCTTAGTGCCACTAAACGCAGTATGCTCTGTGACATATAATGTCGTTCCAAACACTTCAAGATGTGTCGATGGAACTACAAACGACGTGTAGCTCTCACTCTCAATACCCTGCTTGTTGTAAGAGCGTATCATGTAAGTGCCAGAGCGTGCAGGAACGCTGACGCTTGTGGCTGGTCGTGATACCTTGTCAACCACATATCTTGAGTTCGCCCAAGTCGCACCAGTTTCTTCATGTGCGTGTCTGACTTCGTAATGGCTCAAGTCTACATCAGATACAGCTTCCCATTCTAAGTTAACAGTGCCGCCCGTAACCGTTGCCGTAAAGTTTGATACGTTTGATGGAACACGAAGCGGTGCTTCGATAACCTGACTTGATAGTGTAGTGTACTCACCCTTTACACCCAAAGCCGTGACCGCTCTTGCACGAATGTCATATGTGCCATCTTCAATATCGAACACCTGAAACGCACCTAATTCACCTACACCAATCTGCGTGTATTCCGTGTCAGTGCTTTCCTTGTACTCAATAATCACATAATCGACGCGCTCAGACTGACCGCTTGTGACGTTCAGGTTTAGAATGCTGACAATCTTTTCGTTGAGAACCTTCGTGGTTACATATTGCTCAAGACCTATCGTCGGTTTGTCAAATGGGCTTACCAGAGAAGTGTTATTCAACTCAAACGCTGTTTCTTCTGCTTCCCAATCGTAAACCGCCGCGCTGATTTCACGCAACACCATGTTTACCACTAAGCTCTGGTCTTCGTTAGGTGCGAACGTCCAACTGGTAACTTCAAATGTTTTATCAGTCCAGCCAGCGCGTGTGTTCGTGAACTGAACAACGTCACCGACCTCTAGCTGAAATGCCCTCATACCGAAACTGGCTGACAATGTAAGCTGTTCTCGCCCACGGTATAAAGCAATCTTGGCAATGCGTTGAGCCATTGTTGGTGTTTCAGTAAACCCTAAGTCAAGGTCAACTGAGCTTTCCATGCCGTTGTCAATGTCAACAAAGGTCTGGCTTCTAATTTGTGGGAAGTCTGTTTGCTGATAATTGCTAACCGCACCGCGAAATGTACCACGCACGATATTAAAGTTGTCGCGCCGACTAACTCGTGTGTTAATCCTTAGACCACTGCGTAAGTCATCTTCATTCAGACTAAGAACTGGTGTTGTGTACTCCCCGGCCTTAACCTTCCACTTACCGGCAGAGTACCAAAGCACGCCAGCCATAGAGTTGAGCAGCTTGTCAATTACTTCGTTAGGTTTGGAGCTTGTAGTGAATGTGCCGTTGATTGTATAACGCTTCTCAGTGCCACCCGCCGCAAGAGTTATATCGTCATCGCAAACCTCTTTGGCGGCAGAGAATGATGCAAGGTCAATCTCATCTAAATCAATCCCCATACCATAATCAGACATAAGATAATCCAGCAAGCAAAGTGCCGCATTATCAGAATATACATAAGTCTGCGTGTCAGGGTCGTAAACCTTCTTGCCCTTGATAATGAAGCTAATGCTTGGCTCACCATTTGAGAACACATCTTGGTCATGTATGAGCTTCATATATACATAGGTTATGCCGCTTAACGTATGTTGCGGTGTCCACTTTCCATTACTTGAGGCAACCAGAGAAACATCTGCTTCTTGGTTTGGTGTTCCTAAGTGTTTGCTGACCGTAACCTTACCAGTGTATTTTGCTGGAGAGGTCACAACGTCCTCAGTGCCGTAATAGTTGACTGCTCCGTAAAATGGAAGCGACAGGTTGCCATAAGCAATGTCGATAGGCGCACCAAGTGACAACGCCTCATCATCTAGGTAGACACTGACCAAGTCTTCACACTCATGCCCTGCGATAGCAACAACCAGATGCAAGTCTTTGTTGCTGTTTACTGGTGTCGTTTCCTTGTAAACCACAACACCACCAACTCTAGTTTGACCGTAGATAATGGCGTGGTCTGCGGCCTTAGCAATGCCAGCAATTTCGTAACCAACCACTGGTGTAGTTTTGTTTGGCTTGGGTGCTAATGAAGTTGATAATTGCCCTAGCGCAAGGTTCGCAGTAAATATTGTAGCAATAGAAGCAAGTGTTCCAAGTCCAAATACAGTAAGAGTAGTACCTGTAACAGCATAATTAGCACCAAACATCGCGAGGGTCTGAATAGCCGCAGTAACAAGGTCTGCCTGTGCTGGAAACGCAACACAACAAAGTGCAGTAGTCGTCAGCAATAACCGCTTCATTTTAAGCTCCAAAATATATCATCTTGTGTTGCTGTTAAGAATACCAGACTTTGCTCATCGACAAAAGCAACCTTTTTACTGACAGCTACACCGAATGCAACATTAGTAACATTACTGGCTGTAATGTGCGGCCTTGCAACTAAACTACCGAAAGGTGGGGCAATAGACTTAATGCGACTAAGCCGACCGTCAGTTGCGTCAACAATGTTCTCAAAGCCATAATCCTTCAGTAATCCTTTGTACCATCGAAACGCTGACTTTGCATCACTGTACGAGCCAACCCAATCATCCGCATAACCCTTACCAGTTAATATCCGACAAGCATTGTTTGTAAACGTCAGGCAATCGTGTGAACCCCAGACAAATGGCTTATGTCTTACGCTCTCAATGTAGTCAAAGAACTGTTGTTTAGTGTCATTCACTTTCGACCCCAACTGAACTTCCTATCCTGCAAATCCTCGACAAAGTCAAACGCTAGGTCGTTTGGATACTTCGCCCTCTGGCTTTCAGATGTGTACCTAAAAGTTCTCGAACGCTCTAAGTCGATTAACTTGCTCTCAACCGATAAACCAATCGTACTGGTTTCAGCTTCTTCAGATATATCCATCTGGTCGATATAACCACTGAACACTTCAGTAATAACATCGTCAGCCGCAGTGTTGAAATCTATGCCAATCCCAACACCATTCTCATCTTCAATAAGTCCTGCATTTTCTTGCAGTAAGTAGAATGTCTTGGCATCCAATACACCAAAATAAATACGGCAAACACGCCCCTGATAAGGCTCAGACAGAGCCAAACTAATAAGGTCACTAGGAATACCGCTAAGAGTTATAACTGCGCCTCTAGCGGCTATCTCTGACGTTTCCTCAATGCTTGAGAACTGTAAGAAGTTTCCAGCCCCAGTATAAGTATTGCCGTCAATGCTTATCTCACCAAAACCTGTCCACAAATTAAGTTGCTGGCTGTCAAAGTTTAACTGTACCGCAAAGAATATCTGTATCTCTGCGTCCGATAGGGCTGTGACCATATCTGCATCAAGGTTTCTACTCATGCTATAGCCTGTACCGCACCGAATGTTATACCATAAAGTGCCAACTCATTTATATTCCACTCAGAAGAATTGCTGGCTAATCGAAATGCACCCTTAGCACCAGATACTACAACTGTAGCTCCGTCTGCTGGAGCAGTGATGATACTAGGCCATATGTCTAAGGTTGCTTGACCAGAACCATCTGTATCAACATCAGCCAATACCTTATAAAGCCGTGAGCTATTGCCAGTGCCTAGCTGAATATAGTCACCAGCTTTTAGATAACCTGTGGCACTAACAGGGCATCCATCGATGTCTAAAGTATCACCAGTTTGCGTAGCACCGTTCACGACAGGTGTTCCAGCCGCACCTGACGCAGAGCCTCTAGGTGTCGCACCAACAGGGTCACCCAACAAGAATGTGCCACGCTGACCCCTCAGTGATAATAGGAACGTGACCCAAGCCTCTGCATTGTCTTCCTGCATCACCGGTAAAGTAATATCAGCTTCCCATCGTTTGCCGGAGTGTATAAAAACCTGTTCCTTGAACGTAAATGGTGAACGTGATACAGCGACAGAATTAATAGCGCGAAGCGTAATGGTTGCTATGGATGTTGCCGTTGGCAATGCTAGTGGATATGTTATCGCCATTGGTTACTCCCTAAAACGCCGCCGCGAATGAACCACCACGTCGTCTAGCGTCCAAAACCGCACTTTTAGATGCGTTTGCAATCTGTGGCATCAGTGATTGAATTTCATTGCGTACGGTTTGCTGTACGCCTGTTGAGACTTGAATAGTTTGATTGATAGTTACACCGCCGCCAGAGCTACCCATTATATCTTTGTTAGGCACGATACGCCCTGCGGTGTGAGGTACGAACAACTCCGCGCCTTTTTCACCGATGAGATATGGCTTGTTAGATGTGACACCTCCGCCGTTAGCTCTTTTATTTGTACCAGAAATAATACCAGCTAAACCAGTACCTCCGCTAACCTTCCCATCAGCACCCACTGTAGTTCCGACTGTGCCAACTATCTGTTGGATAACCAAGACTTGAAGCAACTGCTTGATGATTGAAGCCGCCATACTCTTGAACGCTTCCTTGACGCTCTTAGTGCCATCTATCATCGACATGAACGCAGTACCAAAGCTATCTGCAATACCTTGAGACAGTTTGTCTCCATCTTCTCCCATAACACCAAATAAGGTTCTAACTCCGGCAGTTGCGTTCTTATTTTGTGCGTCAAGTTGTAGTAGTGTAGTTATAAGAGAAAGCGTGCTTTTAACAGTGGCTCTTGCTTCAGTGTCCATTTCCCCCAGACTTTTTTCTGTTACTACATCAAGAACTGATTGTAATGCTTTTGCGGCTTCTACTGGCTCCTTAAAGGCATCAATCTCATTAACAGCTTTAAGTTTTACCGCCAACGCTTTAGCTTGTGTATTCGTTAAACCAAACTCTGCCTTAACTAACTTTATCTGATTGTTGACAGCCGTTAATGCTCGACCTTGTGCATTACCGCCTTCTTTTTGTGCTTTTACATATCTATCTTGCGCTCTAACAAGACTATCTACGGTAGATAACTGATTTCTTAGCGCGGCCTGAGTTTGGTTCAATGCTTCAGTCATATTAAACCTAGCCATCATCTTCTGTGTCTCAAACAGCTTTCTAGCCGCACCATCAGCGAAACCAAATTCTTCAGTCAGCTTTTTAGTAACTTCAACATTGGAGATATTGAACTCATTGTATTCTTCAGCCGCAGTGTTAAGCTCATCTATCTCATCGGCAAACGACTTTACAGCATCTCTGGTTTTTAGGTAAACACCACCAAGCGCAGACACGATAGCAATACCAGCACCAAGCAATGCGCCACCAGCCCCGAAGATACCAAATAACTGAGAACCCTGTTGACCAAATGCTTGAAGCGCACTTGTGCCGCCACCAACCTGTACGAAGAAATCCTGTAGCTGGAAACCTACTTGTTGCAAGCCATTCTTACCAAACCTACTGATACTTCTAGTAGATTTGCTGGCAACAACACCAAACTGGTTAGAGTCCTGTGTTGCTCGTTTGGTTTTGTTCTGAAACTCGTCTAGTTGTTTATTTACGTTTCTTATAGGAAGGGTCGCTTTATCCGTAGCGGAAATAACAATATCTAGTTTATTCGCCATTAGACCGTTCCTCTATCAACTTAAAATATGCGACCCATTCATTATACTCTTCAAATGTTATATCTTCAATCTCTGTTAATGTTTTGCCCAGCTTCTCAGCAATATACATAAGATTAAAGCGAAATGGGTCGCTCCTTAGTTTTTTTCCAGTTCCTCGGCAGAATTGGAACTAAAGACACTGCCGAACACCTCAGCAATAATATCAATAGGCTCACCCATCAAGTGAACTTTATCTTCCAATGTAAACATCTTTTCACCGTCAGCATTTTCTGACTTCAGTATTATAATATCAACCATAGCTGTCAGTGATGGGTTAGTTAGAAAGTCGTTATGCTTAGAGCGAACCTTCTCAATATCCCTAGCACTAACATTGGTAAAATAGATAGTGAGTGGGGCATCATTTTCACCCCACTCAACAACATCTACACTACCACGTTCTCTTGCCGCACGATTTGCGGCGATACGTTTACCAATACTCATTTTGCCACCTATTAAAGTATTAGACAGTCGTTATCGACAGTGCGCCAGTACCTTGAACGGTAAAGCTACGGTCAACAGTTCCGTCGGTTGTGCCGCTAACGCTTACACCTGTAATAATGGCTGAACCAGTATAATAAGTGTCTCCTGCGCCATCGCCTTCCGGGTAGAAGTTCAATGTAACAGTCGCGCCAGTTGTTAAGGCTACCTGACCATCTGCGTCAGTCTCATCCCAATACACTTCAATAGTGCCTGAGAATGTTTTTAGTCCAGCGACGTAAGTTCTGCTGGTATCACCCAAAGCAGTCGTTTCGATTGTGTCGCCACTTTCTTCGATTGTGTAGCTTTTAAGCTCCGCTATTGCGTTGGCTCCGACCTTTACGGTTCCTTCGCTACCTGTATGTACAGCCATAATTATACCTCATCTTCATTAGTTTCTGTTGCAACAAACGCTGATTTTTCAGTCTTTGCTTGACCTTTTGTCGGTTCGTCAACCGTCCAACCATTTTTGATTAACCTTGCGGCTGTATCAGCCCAACAGATAATCATATCACCATTCTTATACAGCTTTATACGTTTCATATCTACACCGCATTTTCTATGTCGTTTTCGATTGTAACGTAAGTCACCCTGATTGTAAAACCGCCAATACCAACTGACTGCTCGCCCTCACCATTATATTCTGTGGTGAACGATACTATGTCAGTCTTCTTCGCATAACCACCACGGGTAACATCCGTCTGCAATGCTTCCTC